GCTATCAGGCCCGACCCTACCCCATCCCGCCCACCCGCTGCTGTTTGGGACTCCGGCCAACCCCCCATACCCCTGAATTCGCACAAACCACTTCACAAATTTTGACCCCCCACCCCTACTGTATAGAAACCCACCCCCTTTTCTTTTTGGTACCATGCTGTTTTTATATATAGTTATATGAACGTGGACGCATTCGTACCTGACATAGAAGAGGGCATACCTCTGCCAAGCAATGCTTTGGAAGCGTTGCCAGACTTGACATCGACCGAAGAGATTGAAATGCGTGCCAAAACCATTAAGTTCTTCTCGGACTTGAGCGGGATTCTGATTGAGCCAAACAAAGACCAGCAGTTAGCCGCTGCTGATTTAGCACATCAAATGGTGCATGACCCCAAGATCAAACATGACTTTGCCAAATACCCCAACGAAACCATCGCTTTTCTGGCAGGTCTTGTTGCTAAAACCAACCATGCCCTCGTTGAAGACCTTGCCACGCTTAAAAATTACGTCATAACGAACCTCGTTAAAGAGATTGAGATGACGAGTGACAGCAAACTTCGCGTGCAGGCGTTGAAGACGCTGGGCGAAGTAGACGGGATCGACGCTTTCAAGAAGCGAAGCGAGGTCACACACGTGATCAAGCCCATCGAAGAGGTCGAAAAAGAACTCATTCAGGTTATATCTGTGCTAGAGAACGTTGAATACCACGTTGTAGATGGCGAGAATGCAGCAGATAACGCCTGAAGGGTTGCAGAAACTGCGACTAGCCCTGCCAACAATGCCTGAAAAGGAGAAGCGGCGCATCGCTGACCTCCTAAAACAGTACCAGAATCAACTGACGCAGCGTTTAGGCAAGGATTCCTTCTTAGATTTCATTACCCACGTATATCCCGGCTACAAAGTCGGGCCTCACCATCAAAAATTGGCTAGGATTTTCGAGGAAATTGCAGAGGGCAAGAAAAAACGGGTCATCGTTAACATCGCCCCGCGTCATGGTAAGAGCGAGATGATCTCCTACCTCGCTCCAGCGTGGTTTTTAGGCAAATTTCCGCAGAAAAAGGTCATCATGGCCTCTCACACTGCAGACCTTGCCGTGAATTTCGGGCGTCGAGTCAGAAACCTAGTTGGATCGGAGCCTTATCGTGAGATTTTTCCGGGCGTGGCTCTCCAAGTTGACAGCAAGTCTGCTTCTCGTTGGGGTACGAATTTTAACGGTGAGTACTTCGCTATTGGCGTTGGCGGCGCTCTTGCTGGCCGTGGTGCCGATCTCTTTATTATTGATGATCCTCACTCTGAACAGGAGGCTAAGCAGGGTCGTGCGGACGTATTTGAGCCAGCATGGGAGTGGTTCCAGTCAGGCCCGGTCCAACGACTGATGCCGGGTGGTGCAATCATCGTGGTTATGACCCGGTGGTCGAAGATGGACCTGACCGGCAAGATCGTGGACCACATGACCCGCGAAGAAGACGCGGAGGAGTGGGAGGTCGTCGAGTTCCCAGCGATCCTGAACGACAAACCGCTCTGGCCTGAGTTCTGGAGTATCGAGGAGTTGCTGGCTAAGAAAGCCAGCATGGATGTGCGGTACTGGCAGGCCCAGTACATGCAGCAGCCGACCTCCGAAGAGGGGGCGCTCATCAAGCGGGAGTGGTGGCGGGTCTGGGAGAAGGAAGACCCACCCCACTGTGAGCACATCATCCTGTCGCTTGACGCTGCCCAAGAGAAGAACAACCGGTCAGACTACAACGCCTTGTTGACTTGGGGCGTGTTTTTCAACGAAGAGACTAAAAACTACAACATTATCCTGTTGAACGCCATCAAGCAGCGGTTGGAGTTCCCTGAACTGAAAGCCCTCGTACTTGAGGAGTACAAAAGTTGGCAACCGGACTCGTTTATCGTGGAAAAGAAGTCCAATGGTGCGGCGCTTTATCAAGAGTTCCGTCGCATGGGCGTGCCGATTAGTGAGTTCACGCCGGGTAAGGGGCAGGACAAGATCAGCCGCGTAAATGCCGTATCTGACCTGTTTTCTTCAGGTATAGTCTGGTCGCCTGACCGGCGTTGGGCGCATGAAGTTATTGAGGAATGTAATGATTTCCCCTCTGGCCGAAATGACGACTTGGTTGACGCCACTACCTTGGCTCTCATGAGGTTTAGGCAGGGCGGGTTTCTCCGCTTGCCCAATGATGAGCCAGAACCGACACGGTGGTTCAAGAATCGTCGCGGTGCTGGATACTATTAGGAGAATCTAAATGGCCGTCGATAAAAGTTTGATGCAGGCTCCGCAGGGTCTTGAAGCACTTGCTGCTCCTGAACCGATTGAAATCGTGATTGAAGACCCTGAAAGCGTGGCTATCGGGGTTGATGGCATGGTGGTCGAAATGGTTAAAGACGACCCACGTGCCGAGGATTTTGATGCCAACCTCGCTGACTTCATGAGTGAAGGCGAACTTGGGTCGCTTTCTGGCGAGTTGATCGGCCAGTATGAGCAAGACCTTGCTTCGCGTAAGGATTGGCTTGATACCTACGTCAAGGGCTTGAAGATCCTAGGGATCAGGTATGAAGAGCGTACGGAGCCGTGGCCGGGCGCGTGTGGCGTGTTCCACCCCCTCCTCATGGAGTCGGCGGTCAAGTTTCAGTCCGAGACCATCATGGAGACTTTCCCGGCGGCAGGGCCGGTCAAGACCAAGATCATTGGTAAGGAGACCTCGGAGAAGAAAGCCTCCGCCATCCGTGTCTCGGATGACATGAACTATCAGTTGACCGAGGTGATGAAGGAGTACCGCCCTGAGCACGAGCGGATGCTGCTCAGCCTCGCCTTGGCAGGTAACGCCTTCAAGAAGGTCTACTTCGACCCCAGCCTTGACCGTCAGACTGCGATCTATATCCCGGCTGAAGACATCATCGTGCCGTATGGCGCGGCGAATCTGGAGGGTGCTGAACGTGTTACGCATCGGATGCGTAAGACGAAGAACGAACTGATCAAACTGCAGTACGCAGGGTTCTATCGGGACATTGACTTGGGCGACCCGGTTCGCACGATGGACGAGGTAGAGAAGCAAAAGGCTGAAGATCAAGGCTTCTCAGCCACGATGGACGACAGGTTTCAGTTGCTTGAGATGCACGTGAGCATCGACCTGCCGGGTTATCCCGATGTCGATAAGGACAACAACGAGACAGGGATTGCGTTGCCGTATGTGGTGACGATTGAGAAGGGGACAGGGACGGTTCTGGCGATTAGGCGGAACTGGAACGAAGATGACAAACTCAAATCAAAGCGACAGCACTTTGTGCATTACGGGTATATCCCCGGCTTTGGCTTCTACTATTTTGGACTTATTCATCTCATCGGCGGCCACTCTAAGGCAGCCACCTCGCTCCTTCGTCAACTTATCGACGCAGGAACTCTTAGCAATCTTCCGGGTGGTCTCAAGTCACGTGGCCTGCGTATCAAGGGGGACGATACCCCCATTGCTCCCGGAGAGTTCCGCGACGTAGACGTGCCTTCGGGTGCGATCCGCGACAACATCCTGCCCTTGCCGTACAAGGAGCCGAGCCAGACCCTTGCTATGTTGATGGACAAGGTGGTCGAGGATGGCCGTCGTTTCGCTGCGGTGTCAGATCTGAAGATCTCTGACATGTCCTCGCAGGCTCCGGTCGGCACGACCCTTGCTGTGCTTGAGCGTGTCCTCAAGGTCATGACGGCGGTTCAGGCCCGCATCTATTACACGATGAAGCAGGAGTTCAAACTCCTCGCTGCGATCATCCGCGACAACACCCCGGATGAGTATTCGTACGAACCAGAGGTCGGTGATCGCAAGGCTAAGAAGGCTGACTACGATGATGTGGATGTCATCCCGGTCAGTGACCCGAACGCGGCCACGATGTCGCAGAAGATCGTGCAGTATCAAGCCGTGCTGCAGTTGAGCCAGTCTGCTCCCGCCATCTATGACATGCCGTATTTGCATCGGCAGATGATTGAGACGCTTGGCGTTAAGAACGCTGAGAAGATCATTCCGAATCTAGATGACATGAAGCCCCGCGATCCGGTAACCGAGAACATGGACATCATGACGGGCAAACCCGCCAAAGCGTTCATCTATCAGGACCACGAAGCGCATCTGCAGGTTCACTTGTCGGCTATCCAAGACCCAAAGTTGCGGGAGATGATCGGTCAGAACCCGAAGGCGCAGGAGATCATGGGCGCTGCGATGGCGCACATCATGGAGCACGTAGCCTTCCAATATCGCCGTGAGATTGAGAAGCAGTTGGGCGCTTCGCTTCCGCCCCCGCCGAAAGATAAAGACGATAAGGAGATGGTGTTGCCAGAGGCTGTCGAGATTGAGATATCTCGCCTTGCCGCACAGGCTGCAGCCAAACTGCTCCAAAAGGATGTGCAGGAGGCTCAAGCCAAACAGGCCCAGCAACAGGCTCAAGACCCCATCATTCAGATGCAGCAGATGGAGTTGCAACTTCGCCAGCAGGAACTACAACTCAAGGCGCAGCAGATCCAGATGGAGGCTCAGAACAAACAGACAGAACTGCAACTTGAGGCACAACTCAAACAGGCAGAACTGCAGCGCAAACAGCAAGAGATGCAGATCATGGCGGCGACCAAGGCCGATGAACTCGACCTTCGCAAACAAGAGATCGCCAACAGGACGCAGATCGATGCTGCACGACTCGGTGTGGATGTTCAGAAGCACAAGACCGGGCTGTCTGCTAAGCAGCAGGAAGCAGGGGTGCGTATGGGTATCGACATCGCAAAAACCAGAGACGCAGCCATGCGGGCTGCGCTACGACCGCCGAAAGGTGCAAAGGAGGAGTAAATGTCCTATTCAAACGCTCTGGAGTACTTGGACTCAAAACTCCAAGAAGAGCGCATGTTGATCGTAGACACCCTTATCCAAGGCAAATTGGACGAAGGTGAATACAAACGTCTTTGCGGGGTATTACAGGGTCTTGAACTCGCAAAGAACCACATAAAAGACCTTGCAAAACGCTTGGAGCGCGACGATGAGTAGCATCAATGTAGAGAAGACACAGGAAGAAGCCACCAAGGCCAAACTCCTGCCAGAACCGAAAGGCTACCGAATCCTGTGTGCCGTGCCACACGTGGAGGAGGAGTACGAAGGCGGCATCATCAAGGCCGAGGATACCAAGAAGGTCGAGGAGCAGACGACGGTCGTCCTGTTCGTCGTCAAATTGGGAGACCTCGCCTACAAGGATGAGACCCGCTTCCCGACCGGTGCGTGGTGTAAGGAGGGGGATTTTGTGCTGACACGACCCTATTCCGGCACCCGCGTGGTCATCCACGGACGTGAGTTTCGCATCATCAACGACGACACGGTGGAAGCGGTGGTTGAAGACCCCCGTGGCATCCGTCGCGCATAGGAGTAATTTATGGCTACTGAACAAACCGAGTTCAAATTTCCTGATGAAATTGAGTCAGAAAAAACTCAATCAAAACAGGAGTTTAACGACGAAATTGAAGTAAAGGTTGAGGATGACACACCCGAGGAAGACCGAGGTCGTAAGCCACTGCCTAAAGAGGTAGTTAACGATTTGGAGAATGACGACCTTGAGGAGTATTCCGATAAGGTCAAAAAGCGTCTTGGTCAGATGAAAAAGGCGTGGCATGACGAGCGCCGCGAAAAAGAGCGTGCAGCGCGGGAGCGGGAGGAAACCTACCGTTTTGCCCAAGCCCAGATGGAGGAGAACCGTCGCCTCAAACAACGTCTTGGGGTGGGGGAGAGAGCCTTTGTTAATGAGATGACTAAGGCGGCTAATACCGACCTAGGTGTAGCGAAAGATAAACTAAAGACTGCTTATGAGTCTGGCGATGCTGAGCAAATCGCCGTTGCTCAAGAAATGCTGACTGATGCAAAACTCAAGTTGCAACAGTTCGCCCGGTTCCAGCCTGCTTTACAACAGCAGGATTCAGGAGTACAAGTAAACCAACAGGTACCGACGTTACCTACGTATTCGGCTCCAGTCATTGACCAAAAGGCCGAGGCTTGGAAGCAAAAAAATACGTGGTTTAACGTGGACGAGGAGATGACTGCCCTTGCGCTCGGCCTGCATGAAAAATTAGTCCGGTCTGGTGTAGATCCGCGTAGCGATGATTATTACCGCCGAGTTGACGAGACAATGAGGAAGCGATTCCCCGAGGCGTTTGACAACGATGAAGGGGATACCGTGACTCAAACGAGGGAGCCTGATAAGCCCTCTCGCACAAAACCAGCCAATGTAGTGGCTCCGGTAACGCGGGGAACCGCGCCGCGTCAGGTACGCCTGACACCGACTCAAGTTGCTATCGCCAAGAAATTGGGCCTGAGCAATGAACAGTACGCAAAAGAACTTATGAAACTGGAGGCTAACTAAAATGGCTGAGAATAGACTCGCACGTGAACTCGAAAATCGGGAATCCGCACAGCGCAAAATGGATTGGAAACCCCCTCAGACGCTCCCTGAACCGGAGCCGCAAGATGGTTGGGTCTTCCGCTGGATACGGACTAGTATTATGGGTCAGGCCGATCCCTCTAATACAGCCGCAAAATTTCGGGAAGGTTGGGAGCCTGTAAAGGTTTCTGAACAGCCTAAATTGATGATGCAAGCCGATCCTAATGGACGTTTCAAAGACAACATTGAGATCGGCGGGTTGTTGTTGTGTAAGGCTCCGGCTGAACTAATGCAGCAGCGTGAGGACTATTACGCTAAGCAAGCAAAGGCTCAGTTGCAGTCTGTGGACAACAACTTTATGAGGCTGAACGATGAGCGTATGCCCCTCTTCAGTGAGAAGAAGACTACGGTCTCGTTTGGCAAAGGCAAATAACTTCTTTTTTGGAGTAACTAATGGCATATCCTACTGTTGACAAGCCGTATGGCTTGAAGCCGATCAACTTGATCGGCGGGCAGGTGTTTGCCGGGGCAACTCGCCAGCGTCGTATTGCGTCCAGTGCTGCGAGCATTGGCTACGGCGATCCGGTTCAGTTGACTTCGAGCGGCACTATTTCTGTTTCCACCTCGACGACGACGCCCCCGGACGCTGGCTTTGCCGGTGTGTTCTTGGGCTGTTCGTTCGTGTCCACTGTGACGGGTCAGCCGACCTTCTCGCAGGCTTGGATTTCGGGCACTTCGGTGAAGTCCGGCACGTACGTTACGGCGTATGTGGCTGATGATCCGAACACCCTGTTCAAGGCTGTGGGCGTTTCGGCGTCCCTGAACGTCTCGACCACGAGCGGGTTCACGTACGAGGATATCGGTGCCAACGTTGCACTGGTTGACGAGGCGCTGAACACGACGACGAACGACTCGCAGCGGGGTCTCCTGCTGTCTTCGGTTGCGACCACCCGGTCTCTGCCGATGCGTATCGTTGATGTAGTCGAAGACACGGCGTTTGTTTCGAGCGGCACTACCTACTATCCCGAAGTTATCGTGAAGTTCAA